GCTTTAGAACAAACTTTACCAATACCAAGACCAATTTCCAGTATGCTGCAGCCGAAATTACCGAACTGCAGAGCAAAGCTGTTCTTAAACAAAGTTTGGGCACTGCCAATGCACTAGCCAACAACAACATGAATGGCAGTACAATCTTCAATGTCAAACTGCAAGACGTTGAGTACAGCTATCTGGCGGTGACTGCTACCACAGGCAATATCAACATTGATTACGCAGCAGCAATGTTTCAACAGATCAACCCCACTGGTCCTGTGAGTCTGAGTTTTAGTAATTTTCCTGCATCGGGCACCGTGGGAGTTGTCCGCGTGAGTTTTAACATTACCAACGTGTCGCAAACCGTGACCTTGCCGTCTGCAGTCAGTGTGGGTATCTCTGCCATTGCTGGCATTAGTCCAGGTACACCGGGCCTGAGCAACACCATCACTTTCTCTGCCGTAGGTAACTATGCATTTGAATTTGCGTCAGCAGACGGTGGTACCAGCATCTGGATCTTTGACGACAGTCGTGCACCTGACACCATTCGCAGTACTTTTTACATCAACAACACCACTGCAGCCACTTCCAACGTTACAGGTGCACTGCGAGTAGCAGGTGGGGTAGGCGTTGGCGGCAACATATATGCTGGTGGCAATGTGCACGGCAACCGTATCTTTGGTGACGGCGGATTCCTAAGCAACGTGACAGTGGCGTCAAACGTGGCCGTTACGCAGATTGCCAATGGTAGTTCTACTATTGCTGTGAATGGATCTGGTGGCAATATCACATTCACTGCTGGCGGCGTGGCCAACTTGGTTGTGGTAACGCCAACAGGATTGGTCTTGAACGAACCCATTGTGGGCAACGCCAATGTCAGTGGCGAAGTGTTCAGTGTGGGAAATATCAATGTGGGATCGGGCAGCTACTTCCTGGGCGATGGTAGCCTACTGAGTAACATATCCCCCAACCATGTGTTCTTTGCCAACAGCTACATGGGGTTTGGTGTGGCCAATGGCAATGCCAACATCTCCGTGGGTTCCTCAGCCAACGTGGCAGTGTTTACTCCTAGTGCAGCAATTTTTGACAGCAACGTGGTGGTACTGGGCGCAAGTGGTGTTGTTTCCAACGTGGTCACCACCGGCAACCTTGCTGTGACCGGCACAGTGACCAGTAATCTGGTCAGTATCAACAGCATTGTGACCACCAGCAATGGAGGCATCGGTTATGCTGTGGGTGCTGGCGGCACAGCCACCCAAACCACCAACAAGACCAACCCTGTCACACTCAACACCATTGCAGGACAGATTACCTTGAATAATCAAAACTTGGGAGCAGGATCTCATGCAACATTTGTGCTCAACAACACCGCCATTGGCAACACTGACGTCATGATTATCAATCACGTGAGTGGCGGTACCATTGGTGCCTACACGTTTGATGTTGTATGTGACACAGCCAATGCCAGTATCACCATTACCAATCAAACTGCTGGTGCCTTGGCCGAAGCACCTGTGATTAGATTTGCTGTGATCAAATCAGCAATCAGTTAACCTGATTTGATCTTGCCCAGCAACTGTTTGAGCTTGGCACTCTGAACTTCGCCTGACACCTTGCTGGACTCGCCTGACACTGCCATGGGCTTGTCCCAGGCATGCGTTCCTGTGGGTCGTTCGCTAGTGCCCCCGGCTTCGGCGTTGATCTTGCTCTTGGCCTTGATTGAATCCATGATTGAGCTTTGTGGACGATTGTATCCGCCTTCTTCGCCGCCCTCGTCTGTGATACGCATGGTTTCAATATTATATTCCAAGTCAATCTTTTGACCCACACCTGTGGAGCTACGACTCTTCATACACTGGATCTGATACTTGCCACGCTCTTTCATGGCACGACTTGTGAAGATACCAAACACGTTGTCAGCTGTGTTGATCTTGGAGATACCACCACTAATGTGCGAGTGATCAAACTCAATTTCTTCCACAGCTGATCGGTTCAACTGTGACGCAGTGACCAACAAGATACCCAGTTCTTTGGCCAAGTTACGCAGTTCTTCACTCACATACTTGTCTTTCACAAACAAGTCGTTGGGCGAAACTTTGGCACTGACCGGCATCAACAAGTCCAAATAGTCCACCATGATAAAGTCTACTTTGTGCCCAGTCTTGATCTGGTACTCTTTCAAGAACGCACGTACATCGTTGATGTTGCTCTGTGCTGGCAAGGCTTTGACCTGATAGCTGCCGCTTTTGCGACCCACCATCTTGATCTTGAGTGCTGCATTTTCTTTGTCACGCCGGATGTCTTTGGTGCTCATGTCTGTCAACATGGCTGCAGTACGCAGGCCTGTGAGTTCTTCACTCAGTTCCAGCGTGATATAGACACCGTGCAAGCCTTGTTGCACCCAGTTCAGTGCAATGTTCATCATCACAAGCGATTTACCGGAACCTGAACCGCCTGCAAAGATGTTGAGTTCGCCACGACTGAATCCACCATATAGCAATCGATCCATTTGTGGCCATCCTGTGCTTACTTGCCCGCCCGTGTCAAAATACTTGCTGAACATGCCTTCGGGATCAGCCCAGAAGTCTGTGCCTAGGTCCTTGGTCAAACTGATTTGCACAGCATCCTTGATCAGTTTCTCCACAGGCTCAAACTCGCCTTTTTCCAGCAAGTCTGCTGACTTCAAGATAGCACGTTCTAGTTCCTGTCGCCGAGTAAATGCTTCAAACTCGGTCATGAACCATTCAAAGTGGCCTTCGTTCAAGTCCGGAACTGTTTGCAGTCGAACTCCTGTGGCCGCAGATATCTGCTGGACCTCCGGCATGGTCTTGTACTTGTCTGAGTGCTCGCGAATGAACTCTGCTGCCGGGCGTAGGCTGCGGTCAAAGTTCTCAGGATTAAAAATGTTTTGCACACGTATATAGGACGTGGCGTCTTGCAACATCATTTCCAAGAACAAGCGTTGTACGTCAGTTGAGTAGTCTTTTAGCAAGTTGTCTTTTCCTTAGTTCTATTTTGATTTTACTAGTTTCTCTAGCCTGCATGATAGTTATCAAGGTTGCCAGGCGGCCATATTTGATCACAGCGTCATTGACGTCTTTACAGTCGCCCCAGTCAGGTATGCTTACTGCCCAGCCCAATTCTAGCGCACGGTCTATCAAGTCTAGCCCGGTCTTGTCCTGGTCAGGTACCACAGTAATTTCTTTGCCGAGATTGCGTATTACACGAGCTTGTAAATCACTGATGTCGTTGTGCATGACCGCAACTCCGCCAATGCTGAGTGCGTCAAAGATACCTTCAACCACGAGGACCTGTGTCCACGAATCCTGTACACTATCCACGTTGAACACATAACCCGGAGGAGAGTCTGTGATGTATCGTGGATTCCGATCATCCAAGAATCTTTTGGTCCAGCCTACCACACGATTGTTGTAGGTAAATGGGATTATGATTCCAGCACGTGAGCCCGGTGGCAGTTGAGTCATGAACGGAAAGTCTTGTGGTGCCCGTCGTGATTCCAAGTATCTAGCATAGTCCGAATTTGGCTCCACAAACTCTGCGCCTGCCGGTAGCTCGTGTTCGTCAAACTCAATGCCTTGCAAAGCTTCTAGTGTGCGCTGGCGGTCTTCAATTATGCCATACACATTGCGATGCCGCATGCTGTCAAGGTTCAAGTGCTCAATGTCGTTGTCGCTAACACCAAACCAACTCAAGAGCCTGCGGGCCTTGAAGCTCACCGAGCGGCCAAGGATAAAGCTGGCAGTGTAGCCACAGTTGAAGCAGTGATAACTCCAACCTTGTTCAGTTGCCTTAAGTCCACCTCTCAAGCGATGATCTGCACTCTGTCCATTATGGGTACAGCAAGGCGCATTGAAGCTGATCCACCCCGAAGGCGTCTGCTTCCGTTTGCCGGGCAAGTAACTGGTTATGTCAATCATCTGTTATAGTATAACAGAATCACCTGGTGATCTGCAACGATTAACGGTATTGAATGTTCTCAACTACACCGTTTGTGAGAACTACTGTGGCTGCGGTGCTACCTTCAAACTGGATAGGCAAGTAGCCTGAACCGCCCGTGGTCACTGTGACGTTGGCCACAGTGCCGGCACCGCCTGAGTTCAAAGTGGCCACAGCAGTGGCACCTGCTCCATAGCCTAGGATCTGCACATACGGAGGGGCCACATAAGAATTACCAGCATTGGTCAACAAGATTCCAGTCACTACGCCATTGACCACAGTGGCCTCAGCAGTGGCACCGTAACCAATAGAAGTGTTTAGGGCAATTCTCAACAAAGGATGATAACCCACTGCATTGAAATACACAGATTCTGTAGCATCCAAATACTCACGGCTTTCGGTCACGTTGTACCATTCAGATTCGTAGTCCTGTGCTGCCTGTAGTTTGAGTGTGCCCGTGTAGTGTACCAAGTCCATTTTGACTGTGGTCAAGCTGGCCCCATTAGTGGGCATGTGGCTGCTATAAAACTCTGTACGCTGCACACTGTTGAGTGGCTGTGGGTTTAGTGCCCAGTCGGGCCAGCCAGTGGGGGCTGCACTCACTGTTTGATTTTTGCCAGTGATGGTAGGAATGGTCACTTCAAGGCTGGGCACAAATTCTGGATAGATACTATCCACAATGTTGCAATCTGCTCTAGCACCTGCATCGGCGTCAGTGAACACAGCCTGATGATAGCTGCCCTGAGTGCGCTCAATGCTGTAACTGCCTGGTTGAGCCACAATGTCATTGGTGTCCGCAGGAGTCAATACCACACGCACCCGCCCGGTCACAGCACTCAGTATGTCCATGTCTTTTTCCACCAGCAGGCGATCGCCAGCTTGTGTCAAGAGTCTAAATTTGAATGTGGATCCTGTGACATTGACAGGCTTTTGATCCTGATTGATGAATTCAAAGAGCAACACATTGTCCACTCCTTTGTTTACTGTTAAAGTTTTTGCGTACACTGGATCATACCTCTTTGTGAAATATCCACCCGCGGTGTCTACCAGTAACACTCTGGTAATTTGCTGATAAAGATAAACGGTTGTGGAATACATTGATGTATTTAGCACACCATAAATAACCCAGATGGCTAACAACATATTCCAAAAGCTGACAGAAAAATATCCTTTTATAACCTTGTGTGTCTACGCCAACAACGAGTATGTGGGAGTAGTGCAAAATCGTGATGATGTAGTAACCACCATCTACGACTTTGGTGCTGTGATTTTGCAAGAAGATAAACTGGAGTTTTTGGAGTTGGCCGCAGCCTGGTGGTGGGAAAGCAATAGATCAATTCCCATTAACATATTTTTACGCAGAGACTGGGACAAATTCAAACCCACATTACGCACTTTTGTCAATAAAGATCTTGAAATCTTGCACGGGCCCACCTGCAGCTTGCTAGACATAGCCCGCAAAAAGAGCAAGCGAAAAAGCATCACACTAGTGAGAAGATTAGACTAATAAATTCATGTGCAATGCTACCAAAGCTGCATAGGAGATAGAATGACTATGCTTAAACGTGTAGCCTTGACTGGCATCCCCATCCCACACTGATTCAAAAACCTGATCCCAGGATTGATTTTGCAAGTGTGCCTTGCCCGGACGAATAATACTAATAAATGCAGCCATTCTGAGTATAGAATCAGGGCGCATGGTCTTTAGTAAATCAGTGTAATTGCCCACATGCACCAATTGGCTGGCCCAAGCCGGATCTTGCCACAGTCGTTGCCAAGGCGGAGTTGCTGCTAGCATTTGTTCATAGTGCTCAGGGCTCTTGATCAACTGATACACACTCATGTTCAAGAAGTCGATCTTGAAATAGCCACGTGATTCTGCGGACTCATAGTCTATGGCTGCACACTGATTCACAGGATCGTAGGGAATGTCTGTGACATACACACCCGAATTGTGACGACGCACTTGCCCTTGATGCAGTTGCCGTGCTGGAGTATGTTGTATCAAGCTCAGGGCTTGATTGCGATCAGCAAAGTCTAGGTCAATATCTGCACTCATATCCTATTTTCTCAAGCATTGCATTAACATACGCCTCTTCCATTAAGTTTATTTTTGGCATATTCATCATATTGTTTTCAATTACATTTTTTATTATTTGATCGCATTTGTTTTTTGAATCCTTGTATGGTTGTTTTGCTAAAAACAATTTGTGCAATTCTGCTATCTCCTTTTGTGTATTATATTTAATTTTGGCCCAGGCAGCAATCAATTCGATCTGATTTAGAAATTCTTGCGTGTTGTAAAATGCGCTGAACGGAAAATTATATACATTGATCTTTTTATCGTAACACATTTTGTGTTGTTGCACTATAAATCCATGATTTTCTGGTTTGTTAAATCCAATCTGAAAAAACTCTCTCAGTATATGTCTTGAGCAGTTGGGTCTGGATGCACTAAGTTCAAGTAATTGTAATTTGTGAACTTCGACGCATTCTTTTTTTATATGAACTGGCAAATTTTCAAAATCATTGATATTGCTGATTGCAGGCCATAATGGATCTTTTACTGCGTCATAGCTGCTTTTGATCTGATTGGCAAAAAAAGAAGATAATATATTATCTAGTACCCATCTATAGTTAACGTTGTTGAGTTTGTTGTAAGTATCAATTTCTAATTTGTCATTGTCGTAACCGTAATCCCCAGCTCTGAGCAAACTGATTTGATGTAATGGCAACAAATCGTTGATGGCTATTTTTATTGCTATCACATGGGTGCCAGGCAATTTGATATTGTTGAGTGAAAAATGATTTGCACAAAATAATGTAGGTGTTAGATAAACTGTGTTGTGCGATGCCCCGTTGGCGTTAAAAGGTAGGCCACCGACTTTGACATCAGCCATTATGTTACACACAAACTCTAAAAAATTACCGTGGGCACCACCTTGGAAATCTATTGCAATCATATGTTAACTAAAAAAATCTTGCAATTTCAAAATTAGTTTTTGATAATCTTCTTCAGTCTCGATTGCAATTTTTTTTCAAACAATTTTCTCACGTGAGATTTTGTTATCCATTGATAATACTCAGGCGGGTACGTTTGTCCTACGATACATAAATTTAGTGGGTCCCAATGTTGATATACCGACAATGTCATCTTACCATCCTGCTCGAGTTAATATTTCTTGTGCATAGGCCTGGTCTGCAGGGCGTTTTGCAAACTGTTGCTGCCATGCATCTGAATCAATATAGGGCCAGATCATGGTAACCTGTGTGGGATCAAGGCTGCTCAAGAATTTTTGTCCTGATTCAGAATTGTAGATTACCCAAGGGCTGATGCGTCCTGTTGTGACAGCATAGCACATGGCATTGGTATTGCCATATCGCAAACAGTCGTTGGGCCTGGCCGAGTTGGTTTCTGCCCAGTCTAAGCCAAACTCCACTGCACGAGCTAAGGCATCGTCTACTGCTTCTACCTGTAGGTAATCAATTAGATATTCTGTATACACTCGATCGCTACACCAGTAATCGATCTTTTTGTTGTGCTTTAGCAACCAGTCAATAAAACGCGGTGGGTTGATAGCACGTATGCCCACACAGTAGCGTCCAAATTTGACAAACGCACGATAGTAGGCCGACTCCGCAAAAGTTTCAAATGTTTTGTTGCGAGCCGAACCTGCGGCTGTTTCATAAAAGCGTATGTAACTCTGAAACCCCAAGCGAACACCTGCCTCATCACGACTGGCATATCTACGTTTGGGTTCGCACATGTGTGCTGCAATAGAAGTTTCTTTGGCAAACTCTTTCTTGCAGTACTCACATACAAACTTACTTTTTGTCTCTTCCGGCGTCACGATTGTAAGCATCAATTTCTTTTTGTGTGGTTATCTCAGCCATGACATCAATTTCGTCGTCTTTGTAGTGCGGAAATATTTCCATCAAGGCCCGGCGTTTGGCGCTGAGTCCTGCTTCTTTTTTGCGGGGAGCAATCCAGGGATGACGAGGTGTGCCTACATCTGGACTCACTGTAGTGGCCAACAACCATTGCAGTTTGGGATGACGACCAAGGTCAAAGAAGTGTTTGTTCAGTCGCTCGTTGGTGGCAATCACATAAAACTCTTGAAGTTCTCTGGATCCATCTACTGAACTGCCCCAGCGAATCATGAGATAGTTAGAAAACTTTTTCTTTTCTTCTGCAGTAAGATCGTCATAGAATGATCTGACCTTGCGGTCAAACATCCGCATCTCATTGGCAATGTTTAGTTTATCGCTCATGGTTGTTTTTCTAAGATAAATCGTACCGTGCCATTAATGTGCGCAAAATTATATATTTTAATTTCACTAACATCTCGAAATATCGGAGCGTCAAACATCACAAGATTATATTCAGTGCGTTTTATTCTATCCACAAACTCTTGACATAAATTTTGTAAAGGCATTTTTGGGACATCCTTCATAGCAGTAAAATTAAACGTAAACAAAAATCTATCTTTAACTATGTTCATTGCCTGGTGTATGCGATTCTCAATTTGATTCCACGATATAAAATGCATGCTATTAAGGGCTAGTCCGCAGTCCCAATTATCTTTATGATGGTTGCTAAAATCTTGATCAAAATAATCTATAAAATCTTGTTGAGAAAATTCATTTGTGGTTGAATCAAATCCTATAATATTTGGAAAGTATTTTTTCCATATACATTCGCCACATCCTACATCAATTACACTGGTTGGAGAATTTTTGTACAACAAATCAATATAATAAAACACGTCTCGAAACGTAATTTTTAAACCAGTTTCGTAGAAATATCTTGGAGTTATTTCATAATCAACTACAGTATCATAAATTTTATCATAATGACTTGATAGTAAAGTATCAAGATGAGGAAAAGAATTAAATTTAACTCCGTTATAGTACTCATTGACTAGCACGTTTTGTACAATATCTGTACGCTTGTCCGCAATGTTTAGTTTATTGCTCATAGGGTCGGCTTAGATTGTAGACTATTTTAACATGATCAATAGCTTCTTGCAAAGTAGGATTGGACTCTGCCGCTGTAAGTATGTCGTTCCATTCTGACAGGTGCATACGTTCAGGAGAACCAGTGACATCATATCCCACCACTGATCTTTCAGATGTGCCCGATTCACGAGCATAGATCACACCATTAGCTCGTTCGTATATCAAGGTTGCGCCAGGTTTAAGACTTCCCATATTGGTACCCATATTGTGAATGCGCCCAGCGCAGAAATCTATCAAGCTGTTCCTGATCATCAGGATAGCTTTCGAGATAGATACGAATCATTCGATTCAGCATTTCAAATGTTTGTGCTTCTGTGTACATAGGTCACCATGCTTTGTTGTAGTCCACGATCTCGCAATTGCGACTGACATCTTTCACAAAGTAAACACAGTCAGGTTCGGGATCGTCATTGAGTGGTACTGCCAGCATCTGCCCATTTTTGAGTTTGGGTGCGTACCACGAAACCTCATGATATACATCTAAGATTTCAATGTCGGGAAAACTGGGTCTGTAACTGGTCAATGGGTTGAATTGAAACACTCGAAATCCGCGATCGTTAATGCTGGTCAAGGGCAGTACTTCGAGATCTCCTACGTCGGGTTCTCCAATCAAGATCTGCCAATCCATAGGCATCTTGATTGTGGTATTGCCTATGCGAAGTACCAGGGCAGGTGAGTTAAAACTTTCTAAAAAGATCAGGGGAATAAAATGATAGTCTGGGTCTTTAGGGTCGCTGTTGTCTAGGATAGCAAATCGCATGTCATCAACTTCTTCGGGCAGTTGATTAAGATCATAATAGGTATTGTCAAGAGTTAAAATTCGCATGTGTTAATAATACAGTATATGTAATGCAAAGTCAACCTTAGGCCAACTTCATCCAGTCTAGTTTCTCAGCTGAGAAAGGGTAGTTGGCCTCGCGATAAAAGGCTTTGCGTTTGGTCAAGTGACGTTTTGAAAACTTGCAGGTGCTGGTTATGTCCCAGATTGCTACGTGATCTTTGTCTTCGGCCTTGCGAATACCCCGGCCGATCGATTGTATTACTCGTGTAAAACTCTTGCCCGGTTCCACCATGACCAAGTTAAAGATACGCGGTATGTTGATACCCACTGCTGCCACACCATAAGTGGCCACAATGATCTTGTCTGTGGCTGTGGCCACAGCATCATATTCAGCCTGTCGCTTGGTACCTTTGGTTGAGCCTGACACAAACACAGCACGATCACCTAGTCGGTCCACTAGTGCTTGTCCTGCCGCCACGCGGTCCACCAGCACCAAAGTGTTGCCTGTTTCGTTCACACGGGTCACTAGGTCAGCAATGGTATCTAGACGTCCTGACTCTTCCAACAGGTATTTGAGTTCGCTTTGATAGTCTTTGTATTCCACATAATCTACCAACTGCACAATGTTCACATGGCACTGCGCCAACACACCTTGCTGTTGTAGTTCGTTGGCACTCAAGCGACCAATCACAGGACCCAGTCCCACCAGCAAGGCTTGGCTTTCAAACTTTTCTTTAGGCACGGTGCCCGTGAGTCCCCAGCGGATAGGAACATGTGCCATTACTCCGGTCAGCAAGGTCTTGAGTGCTTCGGCCTTGGCCATGTGCACTTCGTCCACTATCACACAAACCACATTGTCTAGGAAGTCCTGTATGGTAAAGTCTGCAGCACCTGACTTGGTGTCTTTCAAGAGATTGTTGAGACTCTGCCAAGTACAGATAGTATGTGTGCAGTTGTAGTCTTTGCGGTCACCAAAATACACGCCCACATCAAGTCCTAGGTTAACATAGTCTTTTTCTGTTTGTGTGACCAGACTCTTGTTGGGTACAATCACGATACTCCTACCATAAGGTTCCACGTTCCAACTTAGGCTGGCAGTCATGATGGTCTTGCCGGCACCTGTGGCCACTTCCTGGATGCACTGCGGGTTAGCTAAAAAGTTGTTGATGATCTCCACTTGATAGTCACGTAGCTCAATAGGCTGACCCTCAATAGGATGCCCCAAGGGCCATGTCTTGTCGGCAAACGTGCTCTCGCTCATAAGTCCAAATTCAAATGAAGTTGAATACGTGCGCTGGTCATCCAGTTCAACATCATAATTAAATCGTTCCAGGATAGGCAAGATCTCAGGTAGTAGATTGGTGTAGGTACTGCCGCCCAGTTGGAAGTAGGCTATCTTGCCGTCCCATCGACCCAGGCGAACTGCTGGCATATAACGTGCTGCAGGGTTTTCGTATTTGAATGCGTTGACCAGAGCCTTGCGGCAGTCAAGATCTAGGCCTTCTATTTTGATATTGACTTCGTCACGTAATATAATAGTTGCTTGTTTCATGTAAGATATACTTTTGTTATGTTTTGTCTTTGTGCTAGAGCTTGTGTGATTTCTTGATCTGTTAAATCTGTTACCAGTTCGGCTACAGGAAAATTTAAAGGTTGCAACCTAGGATGTGCCACACTATCAAACCCATGTTGACGGAAAAAATCTTGGTTACGTTCAAAGTATGTATGTATTAGATCTAGTTTGTGCTGTAGATCGGCGTGGGTCGAATTGTAAAATTTTACGTTGAAGTCAGCACTGTAAAAATCAAAAGGTCTAAACATCTCGTCAGCAATATACTGATCATTGTCGGTGGCCAGTTCCAGCAGGGTCTTTCCTATCTCTACATAGTTGAGATATACTGTGCCAAATTTAACATGCAGAGTTGCATGTTCTGCCAGTTGTTCTACTGGAAGACGTTTTGTCTTGGGCATACCAAACCAAGTGCACACAAACCTTGGACCAGCAACCCCAGAAACTGACTCGCAACGATGAACGCACAAATTTAAATCTGCTAGTGCCCGGCGCACAGGTTCAGGAGCAGACTGCCAGAACTTGTGATCTTGTTGGTCCAGCATGCCATGATATTTTTCAAATATGTTGTGCAAGTAATTTAGCATGTCTTGATCGTGTGCTGAAGTAAATTTGCGATCAATTATTTTGCTATGCGTATTTATTGTGTCAATACACTGACAAATCATAGACTCAGCTCGAACTATTTCTTGTTCCTGTAAATCAAAATTGTAAAATCGATCAGGATGGTCAAGTGGGTATTCACTACGAGACTGCATGCGTTCTACCCACAGTTGAGTTATAGGGGACGACAGTAGTCTAAACTTCAATAAGAAATCGTTAGCGAATTCGATGCAAAGGTATTGGGGCATTGTGTATATAGTAACACAACGCATCCGCAAAAGTCAAAAAAATAGGCACTCCAAGGTGCCTATATAAAGGGCCAGTTGCCTGGCCAGGAGCGAAAAAGGTAACCGTTTATGCCGACTTCATACATGTAGTTTCTGCCAAGCGTTTCCAGTTCATCACGCTCATCTTACGAAGATCCGCAATCTTGATTGCCATACGCAGGCTCATCTCACGCAAGCGATTCTGGTTGGTGTTCATGAAGTCAATGATCTCATCTTGCACACACTCTTCGAAATCATAGTCCGCAAACAACACACCATCTCGGGCAATCTGCCGGATACGCAAGATCTTGTCACGCATGGTGTCCAAGGTCAAGTCCAGGTAGTGGCAACGACTCTGCAGTGCGTCCAAGTGGTCTCGAAGCTTTTGGCTCTTCATCTTGTCAAACTTCAAGTTGGTGATAAAGATGGCACTGCCCTTGAACTCGAAACTATCTGGAATACCTTCGCGGCGCAGGCTGCTGGATTCCGAAAGCCAAGAAATCTTGCGCTTTTTGCCCGAGTCCAAGGCACCCTTCAGCAAGTTCAAGGCCACGTCATCCAACAGGATGCTGTCACAGTCGTCAAACACCACAACACAGTTGGCATCTGAGTATTTGTACAGAGTCTGGTACAGGCCAATTGGGGTAGCCGAACCTTTGACCACTTCAGCACGGAGTCGCTTGCCAGCCAGCTTGTCGAACATGGTGGCCTTGTCAATTTCTTGCTCAACACCAAAGCTTTTGCCTACACCTGGAGGGCCCGATACAATCATGGCACGGATGTCGCCACTCACAGTGGCTTTGGTCATTTCGTGCAGGATGTCAAATCTCTCACGGATACGATCCATGGCTTGTTCATCGCTTTCAGCCTGTGAAACAGGGGCGGGGATGGTAGGAGTAACAGTTTCAGTCATGCCGCTAGTGTACTGGATATCTTGGATGTTGTCAACACGAATACGGATAGTGTCGGGACACTTGGGGAAATGTCCTGAGTTTTGCACAGTGACATAACTGCCGCGGGCACCAGTTTGGAAACCTGACACTAGCATGAATTCAGTATTGTGAATTTTGTTGCCACGATACTCACCACGCACGATACGGATTGCACTCATTTTAAAGCTCCTGTTTTGTTAACCTAAGTCTTATTGTAACACAGATGGGAATTTTGGTCAAACAAACAATTCGCCATAGATTTCTTCGTCCACGGCGTCAAAATCATTACGGATCCACTCAACAGTGTATCCACGCTGAGCATAGTCATCAGCCATAACCTGCAGATTCTGCAGGGCCTGAGAAGCACTCATACCCGAAGCCATCAGGCTCAGGTTGCTACAATGTGCAAAATTATTGCTGTCTTTGTGGGCACTGACTTGGACAAATTGCTTGATCATTTCCAACTCCTGTTTTGTTAACCTATGCTTTATTATAGCACGATCTGGAATTTAGGTCAATTCTGCGTCAATCTCATTTTGATCCACAATCACCACGGTTGCGGGGTCTGAACGCCAGGGAAACTGGGTTGGCTGATCTAGGATCACAGTGTAGCATACCTTGCCACCGTAGCGCACACGGCTTTCCACAATCAGACCTTGCACCGGTTCAGAGCCCAGATAGCGGGCCTGAACTCGTTTGCCGTCTTTGATCCATGAACTCATTACCTGCTCCTGTTTTGTTGATCCATGCTGTATTATAGCACAAACTGGAATTTTGGGCAAATCAGCGGGCCAGCACTTCCAGGAACTGCTGTTGTAATTCTGCCACATCCGCATCGGGCACGTAGAAGTCGGTCAGTGGATCCCAGTATGCACCCTCACGTGGGCAATAATACAACACTTGACCATTAGGGTAGAAAAACGGACCTTCCAAGCCTTTGCGTGGTTGCCATTTTGCATCACGTTCACCTAGCACACGATAGCCCATGTTGCTCTCCTTTTTTGTTGACCCAAGCTATATTATAGCACACTCAGGATTTTTGGTCAACAAAAAGCCCTGACTGTGCAGGGCGTGATTCTAGTTTTTTATTCAGGAATTACTGTGACTATTCGATCTGGATCAACAAAAATATCACAAGTAAAAGTTTCGTTTTGAGAAATTGTGTACCACCAGTCTCCAGTTTGTTCTGGATCAATGACATTGCGTATCTGATCAACACCATTTATTTTGACATTGATTTTTCCATCAGTTTCGATTGAATTTTGATTTATGTCAGCATAAAAATTATCTGGAGGTACAATTACAGTTTTCACAGGATTGGCAGGATCAGTCCGATCTACTGCAAGTTCAAAACCAGAATAGTTTGCTTCAATTCGGCCAAAAGCCACGGCTCCATTGGTCACTGTGAGTTCAAACGGTACATGGCCCACAAGATCAGTGGTGCCAATGTATTCACAAGCTGCGTCAGTTTGCCAATTTACTGGCCCTGTTAGATCAGTTGTGATTGTGGACATGGTGCCAGCAAAAATCTCAACACTGTTAAATTTAACGGTGATTTCAGCTGGTGTGTCTGACAACGATTTTATATAAAATTTGAAGTTTCGGTCGGCCATACATGTATTCCTTTACAGGAGTATTTACCAGAATAATCAAGATCAACGCCAGTGTTCAACTATCAAGGGGTCAGTAGATTCGTGAGGATTTGGTTTGCCATGAAACACAATAGCCGCAGTGTCCCCAGCTATGGCAATTCCGGTGCCAGGAGCATGAAATCGACGCCGTTGAAAATCAAATCCGCCATCTAAACACTGCCATCGATAACTCTGGAAATAGCGGTCTTCAAAAAATCTCTGTTGCTTACGATCAATGGCCTGTGCAAGATAATCCTGATCACCAGGATATCGTCTACTGGTCTGTTCAATGTTGGTAGCCAAAAACTGCTGCCATACATGACTGTATTGGGCAACATTGAACCACATCATGCTGCTGTTGATCATGGTCAATTGAGGACGTTGTAGATATTTAAAATCTCTTATGCTCCAAAACTGAGCAGGATCAAGCGATCTTACCCAGTCAATGCTGCGAACCAATACCATGTCCAGGTCAAGATACAGTAGATTATTGTTGTAGTGAGCTGGATTAAACAACTGCAGTTTATACCACCAACTCTTGCGAGGGCCAGCAATGCCAGGCCACTCTGTTAGGTCATGCCGGATCATGTGGGCAGGGACAGGACGATGTGCTTCAGTGTACACATGAAATCTAATGCCTCCTGAGAGATGTCGGTTAAGCATGTTGTACAGTCGATCCACATAGGTCCAGTCGTAGCCTGAACTGTGTATCACACATGCACAGTCAATTATGCCGTCAATACGGGCTGGATTCTTTTTAGCCATAGTGCTTGTTTTATCTCGTCTAGAGTATATTCTGTGTGGCAAATCTCTGCCAGCCACTGATGTCTGTCTGTCGCATAAGGTTGGTCAATGTCGGCTATGCCGATCGCCACAGGGTACGCTAGGCTCGACTCATGTGTTATAGGTCTTGTTCCAGCAATGGCTGCTTGGATGCCTGGTCCAGAATTGTAGTTGACCACTGCATGATAGTCAAAGCGTATGTTGAAACTGTCGTAGGTGCCATCTAGTTTTTTAGGATCTTCACGATGTATGTTGCTGGGCAAGCGACCCCAATCTAGTGCACATCGAGGATGAGGCCTTACATGTATGGGACGGTCTGACTGTGCTCGTATTTGTGCAATCACATTGCTGATCCAGGCTTCCTGATCAACTCCTGCCAGTTGAAGGCTGCGATTGTGTTGTCCAGTTATTAGCACTGCAGGGTTGGTGCTGAAATTTACTGCCAGACTCACTCCCAATTTGCGTGGTCGATCAGGGTCTAAATTTTCCTGATGCCCGTAGTAGCCTTGAGCATTCACATGATTCACTGAGATCTTCCAGGTGCGGCCACGATACAGGGCGCCTGTTTCGATTATGACCACTGGTTTATTTTGTGCTCGATAATACTGATACACTTCCTGATTGGACTGCATGCGACCGTTCCACAACACACTCCAAATCACTGCAGCGTCTGAGTCCCAGGAATTCTCTTGAGTGCGTATGGCCGCCACGTGAAATTGATCCAGCACTGCGTTCAGCACGGGCCCACCATTCAAGGCCACCTGAGAAGGAAAATAGGCTATGTTTTTGATCATAAGTATCAAATATGAAATACTCTGTAGTTACCACTTTTAACGCCAGTGGTTATAAACAATACGGTTCTCGAATGATAGACACCTTTTTAAAAAATTGGCCCGCAACGGTACAACTAAAGGTGTATGCAGAAAATTGCAATGTTGCTCAAACAGCATCAAATTTACAAGTGGTTGATCTGGAAACGGCCAGTCCTGAACTGGCGGTGTTCAAGCAACAATGGAAAAATGTTCCCAAGGCCAATGGATGGTGCAATGACTCAACACAGAAATTTGTTGATAAAACACAAAAAATTGGGTTTAGATGGGATGCTGTGAGGTTTGCACACAAAGTCTATGCTGTTTTTGACTGTGCTAGAACAACAGATGCAGACATTCTTGTTTGGATGGATGCTGACACTGTTTGCCATAGCAGTATCTCTTTAGACACTGTTGCAAAGTTTTTCCCAATAGATACTGACCTGGGATTTTTGGGACGAGAAGGCAAGTATACAGAATGTGGATTGTATTCAATGAATCTGCGTAGTGTTGTGATACAAAAGTTTTTGCAAGAATTTCAAAGAATGTATGATGATGCTGAATCAGGAATATTCACACTAGCCGAATGGCACGACAGTTTTGTGTTCGATGCTGTGCGTGAAAAGTTCAAGGGTCAACTCAAAGAACTCAATTGGTCAGCAGGCATTGTTCGTGGTGAGGGTCATCCCCTGATCAACAGTGCATGGGGTGCGTACCTGGATCATCTCAAAGGCGATCGAAAGGATCTTGGTCGTAGCAAGTCCAAAGATCTCAAAATCAATCGCCAGGAAGCATATTGGCAATGAAAAGTTTTATCATAACACTGAGCAAAATTAGCACGTCACTGTCAACTGCACTCAATCTCAAACAGCAGTTGGAATCATATGGCATGGCTGCAGAGTTGTTTGAAGGCACCTACGGCAATGATGCAGTTGAACAAATGGCTGTTGAAAACCGAACCATACATCCAGTAGGCATCAAAGGACCTGTTGCGGAAGATGCAGAGCCTGACCAAAAGAAACTACAAAAAATATCTTCCCCTGGGGTCAAAGGATGTTTTTACAGTCATTATCGACTGTGGCAAAAATGTGTTGAGCTAGATGAGCCTATAATTATTTGGGAAGATGATATTGTGCTTCGTAGACCGTTTTCCACAGTAGACTGGCAGGATGTGCTGATCCTGGCACTAGGACATCCAGCCAAAAGTGACAAGTACATGCACTATCTAGAAACTCCACTGGGTGATCCCGTGGCCCAAGACTACTTTCAAAGTTCCATGCCGGGCTGTTGTGGATATGCTATCAAACCTGCAGCGGCCAAGAAGTTGGTGGACACATACCAAACAACATATCTTCCAGCCGACAATGCAATCAATCAGCATCATGTGTGTATACAGATACACAGTCATGTGATGGGCATTGCATTGATCAAAAAAGACGGCAAGAAAAGCCTCACTAGAACCACATTCTGGAATGACTATGAGTCACAGTAATTTTGTAATTTCACATCGTCCGCATCTTTTTACACCTATACAGCACAACATACTGCCCGAATCCGTTGAGTATTTTGATGGCACAGGATATCCATCTTTCTCCAAACTGGTCAACAGTTGTGTGGCTGCTGCCGATACAGAAACTGTGATCATCATGTCAGACAAAGTCATGCCCCGGGCAGCTGATGTGCAACACCTGCTTAAGCTGCTGGATCAAGGCTATGCATTTGTGGCCCTGTATAGGCTGGCGTTTTTTGGTTTTAAGAAGCAGTTGTTGCGTGAGATAGGCATGTTTGACGAACGCTATGTGGGCGGCGGATATGAAGATGATGACTTTTACATCAGACTCAAAGAAGCCAACCTCGCCAGTTACATCACTGAAGAAGTTGAGTATGCCAAAAGCAAATCCACCTGGAACTATGGACTGGCACAAGGACACTTTTACCAAAAGTGGGGCGGAGATGCCAAACACAGCGGTGTTGCTGCTCGCCAGACTCAGGAAGAAACATACAACTATTATCTAGGGCCCAATGTACCAGTTAAATACTTGCCCTGGTCGCACAGTGTG